AAAGATAGATGATATATTATCCGCTCTTAGCGAGATAGATAACTTCTGAAGGTGGTTTAGAGTGGCCTGAGACTTCGCAGACGATTCTTCCAGTTCACGGATCTTCTTTGATCTTTCAACGGAAATCAAGGTTTCCACTTTCGTGGGCACCCTGTAACCGTGTACTTGATCTAGGAAGACCCTCCACATCAGGGCATTTACTCCTTTTATGGATGTCCCGGGAATTTTCTTCCCTACGATGAACCCTGGTTGAATTCGTGGGTCAAAGAATTCAGCTTCCTGCTCAGCCTCTAGGTATTCTAGGGCAGGGTTCAAGTATTCCTCACGGAACCCTGAAACCCACGGGACGACCCAGGTACTTCGACCGGGGTCCCCCCTAGAGAGGGAAACTGGACCTTTGTCCACCAACCAATCTAACCAACTTGGTTTAGAAAGGAAGGTCTGCGATTGGGGATGGGTGAGGACCACCAAGAGAGCCCGCACGGGTTTTGATAGATATCTCCACCCGGCGTACGCCCTCGAGGAAGCCTTCATCCCTCCCCCTAACGCTTTGACGAAACCAGCAAGAGTGAGCTTCAGACGCCCCGTGGAGACCCTCTGAGCCAAGGCAGTGGTCGCAGAGATTTCTCGCTGCGCCACACGCCACAACCGCCAGGGAAACCCGGTTACGTCCTCCCCTCGGAAGAAGACTCTCTTCGCGAATTCAAAGCTGCGTTGATCAGACGCCATTGACTTCGCTAATGAGATATCTACTCCCACTTGCTGGCAAAGCCATCTATATTTAGATGCGACTTTGTCATTAGCAATAACAATGTCGTCACCTAAAAGCGCGTAGTCTTTATACCACCCGCTTCCCCCACTGAGCCTAAAGGCAAATTGGACAAAGGCATGATGCGTAATCGCAAAAGCGGCCCAGCTTGAGTAGGCTCCCATTGGTTGCCCGACGGCGTACCGTATCCGGCGGGGTCGAAACCCCACCGGTAAAGTATACCGGCGTTTAACCAACAGGTCTGCCCAAGCCGTGGCGTATTCCGGTGTAAACATCTGCCCCAACAATAGCTTCTGGAGCACCAGTGGAAACCGATCCGTTGCAGAGGACAAGTCCAAGGACCACCACGTTTCCGTGGAGAGCCTGCCAACTTTCAGTAGCGCCTTTGCAGGAGCTATCTGATCGAAGGTTCCATCTTGAGGGATTTCCTTAAGAATGGAGAAGATCACGTCATGCAGCGGCCTCAGAGTACACTGGGTCCAGTAATCTACCATTGCGAAAGCCCTAGACTTACCAGCAGGTTCGGTTTTGAAAGAAATCCGACCCGACTCCATACCAGGGCAAAGATGATGGTATGAAGCCGATTCCTCAATCAATCGCCACCAAGACTGCGTTGTTTCCCAGGAGTTGATGACTTGACAGTACGAAAGTAGCTGCGAGCCCCAATCACCTGAGACCCAACTCCAGGCCGCAGGGCCGGCAGTCGCCACGGCGGATACGTTTCGGTTGAAAGTCGCGAAAGGTACCCTCCACGCGCCGGCACAAGAGGTCCGGATGGGAAGAACTTTAGGCTTAAGCTGTCCAAGGTCCAACGAGGTGACCTTCTCCCCAGTCACCCGATGCAAGTTCGGAAGGAACTCCTTTTTCAAGAAAGTTTCAAAGAACCGCATCAGGGGAGCGGAGAGTTGAACACCAGGTTGGGTGATGGATGAAACCTTCGGAATCCCTGGAGCTTCTATGGCTCGGTAGGATCCCGTCAACGTCAACCACAGCCGGATAGCCTCCGGATCACCTTTACGAATGGCACGACGGTCCTGCTTCGGTATTACCCTAGGCAGCCCATCACGAGCCACAGCAACGGCGACTTTAGAGATTTCCCGACTCCCGGACTTCACCTTGGAACCAGGGAGACTCGACATGACTAATACGTTCAACGTCTTTAGCCAGAGGATGAGTCCCCAAGTTCCTTGATGCCTAGCTTGCCGGGCGCACTCCTTGGCCCAGTAGGCGAGCACTTTAATTCGGTCGCGGTTTATCCTTCCTACCACCAACCGCCCAACACTGATCAGTGCGGGCAGCAAGTGATGCCAGACTTTTACATCTAGCCGCCGAAGTGGCTTTGGGCGCACTGCTACCCGAAGATCCGGTTTTACCCGGAGAATCGATAGTAGTAGTGCTGTCATAATTTTATTTATAGACCCCATTGCCACCCTTCAGTTTCCGGCCTGGACCCCTCGCGGGATCCAGGTCGGGCTGCAGGCGCTCGCTGGCTGCGAGACGGAGGGTTTATTTCCGTTTCCGGAGGGCAATCCACTGGGATGACCTCGACGCTGACCCCGGACCCCTACTGGGACCGAACCGACCTGGATGGTCGACCCGGCCATGTAGAAGCCCTTTTTCAACGCCAAGGGTTCCCCCAGATTGTTCCGGAGACCTCGACACCTTGTCAGGTATCGAGGCCACCTACCATGGGGGGATTTCCAACTGGCAAACCGGTGCCTTGCTCTTAGGATTCGGGATTGCTCCCTATCCTCAGGACGTGCCTCCGTGAAGAGGTCGTAGCAAGCTCAGCACAAAACGCAAGACGCACAAGGCGAACTTACGCCAGCTGCCAGGAAAAGCCAACATTGGTTTTCATGTCAGCGGGGGCTTTGCAG